AGCTTTACAGGCTTGCTTGGCATTTGTCCTCTATGGGAAACTTGTGTTGCTTGAAACGCTTGATTCATTATAACAAAGCCTTCGTCAGTTTCAACTTTAATTTCGCCTGTGACACAGTAGCCTTGAGTATCACAACTAGGTAACAGTGTTACCATTGAGCCGCCAATTTCATCTACAACCATAATAAAGTCTGTACCACGCACAGAGATAGTTGCACTTGGTGTACGCACTCTTACATTTTGTCTTGAGTTTTTAGCAATTTGGCCACTTGCATAACGCACTGTACCTAGTGCTGCTCGCATATCTAACTTACCTGTACCATTTGCTGGATCGTATACAAAATCGTCTATAACTAGTATACTGTTTTCAATAACATCAACTCTAGTATCATCAATAAAGTCAAGACGCATCTTGCCTTTTTCTGTTCTAGCTGTGTCCATTGCTTCTAGAGGTATGCCTTCGGTATTACCAACTACGTTACTCTCACGCACAATTTCGCCAGAACCTTTTAGTTCTGTAACTGTACCAATTTTGGCTCCAGCCTGCGAAGCAGTAGTCAAGAGGCCGATTAATGCAAGAGTAATGATTCTCATATTAATCGCTCTGCGTTATATCTACGTCTTGCCCATCACCACTAAATGTTGCTTCAATGGTACTTCCGTCTGCACCTGTTTGGTTAATATCATATGTGCTACCGCCACCAGTAATGTTTAGATTGATTACGTGTCCATCTAAACTTGCGCCGCCACTTGAGTTAATAGTAATAGCATTACCTTCGTCGCCTGCCGCACTTGCTGCTGATAGTGATGCACTGTTATCTGATGTTACAGTAATAATAGCATCTACACCATCTATTGTGGTGTTTAATATATTGTTGTCGCCATCGATGTCAAAGGTAATAACACTTCCGCCTGCATCTGAAGTTTCGCCAATGTTAAATGTATAAGTGTTGTCACTACCGTCACCGTCAATGTCTAGCCGTACATTTTCACAGTTGCCTGCTCCTGCTGTACCTAAACTTGCACAGTTTAGTGTTACGGCGTTTGAGTCTCCAAAGAAGTCCCAAGTACCAGTATAATCAGCACCGTTAATTACTGCGTCAATAATGTTAGTGCTACCAGTTTGTGTAATACTGAACGTCATATCGTCGCCGTTGATTGTAAAATCAGTTGTTGAATTACCTATTTTGTTGTCTGTGCCATCTTGCACTATGTCTAAGTCTAAGTTATCACCTACTTGAGTGATATAAATCTCATTAGCCAGAGCGGTGGTAGCTACAAACAAGAATGGTAATATGTATAATAGTTTTTTCATATGTTAAATTGCCCTCGACTTTCGTCTTTTTAAAAGTTTATTCTTGTTCCTCCAATAGAGGTGTGTCATCTTTAAATTTCCATAGGTTACGTTTTTGCCCTTCGTGTACCATTTCAATTACTCCCTGTTCTATCGCTGCTCGTACCGCATAGTTAACTGGTTCGTTAACACTGTAGCCGGTTTCAGCTTCTACAAGTTTTGTACCCAAGTCAAAAAACTTGAATATGTCCGCTCCGGACCTATAGCTCGCGATTGTTTTCTCGGTTGCTATACTCATTAATACCTTACCGGTACTAACACTTACTAAACGCATTACAACAGTTACAGTGTCTACTCTGTACTCTGTTTGCACACCGATACCTAAGTATCTTGCTCCTACGCCGCCTACTGCTGTGTTGCTGTCATACCCGACAATTCCCCCTTCGAGTATAAGCCCTGCAAACAACATCGGCTTCAACGGTGTAGGACCGTTTGGAAGTTGTTTTTCATAAACTTCCCTTGTACTTCGAATAAGTTGACGTTCTTTGATCAAATTATCCATACCCACACGCTCTACAACTTCAAACCAAACGCCGTTACCTACATCTTGGAGTGCTTTAATAACCCATACTTCTGAGCCTTGAGTTACTGCACTTGACAAGTTAGCGATATTATCCGCCGGCTTACGCTGTCCGGTTGCATCTCTGAAACCATAAACAGCGATAGTAATCACTGGTCCATCTAAAGCGGGGACCGCCGCTAGCCTATCTTCAATCGGACTAACTTGTACAGTTGGTGATTCTTTAGTGGACTCTAATACTTGTAGGCTACGCGATGTAGCACAACCTTGTAAAAATAGTACACCAAATCCAATCAGTAAAAGCGTCTTTATCAGTTGCATTAGAAGTTAAACTCCCCTGCGCCTGGTATAGTGATTTCGGTAGTTGTACCGTCCGCACCAACGATTGTCAATGTAATACTCCCTGTAGTAGGATCTTTAACCCAAGTCAAACTTGAACCTTCAATCTCTGCTGTGCCTGTATTAGAGCAAGTATCTCCACAATCGGCAAACATAGCGTCTACCATTTGCTTACTTAAATTAGCATAAATTCTTGATTCAACGTTTCTAATAAACTTATTTAAAACACTGTTATCTAACTCACGCTCTAATCTGCTTGCCTCTGACGCTGCCTGTTTACGCAATTCTTCCTTACGATTATGTTGTAACTGCTCTACACTTAAAACGTGCGTAGAATAGCCATTCCCGTAATGGAAAGCTGGGCTTTTAAATCCCCATACCATATCAGCAGTAGCTGCATAAGGCAATGCTATTAGTAATAATGCTAAGCCGAATAATTTTTTCATAGTTATCTCCGTATACTCGTATTTATAAAGGTTAACTACTATGCTGTACTATCACATTACTATTTATCCTGATAGGTGTAAATTTTTTTACATCAACCATACTTTTGCATAGGTTTTCATAATAAAGCGCACACATATATCAAAAACTAAATATGTATATGAAAAACAATTTTAGTAATATGAGTGAACAAGATGCTTTGTGGAATTGTATGGTGGAAACATTCCCTAATACAATTCCTGAACAACTGTACAAGACTGATCTAAAGAAAGACTTGGAAAATATTGAACAAGATAGTATTAAGAATGCCTTAGAAGTTAACAATGGTAATCGTACAAAAGCGGCCGATATGTTAAGCCTCGGCCGAACTTGTTTAATTGCAAAAATGAAGAAGTACGAGCTAGTTTAGTCTTTAGGCTTAAACATATCCCAAAACATCCAAAACAATGCACTGACCTGGATTAGTATTGCTCCGATGCCTACTCCAACGAAAAAACAAAAGCCTACTTTGATTAACATTTCCATTAGTAATCCTCCTCATCTTCATCATCTTGATTTGCGTTTACTTGTATGGCTAACCAAAGCGGTCCGCATAGTGCAACAATCGTACCAAGTACAATATCGCCTAGTGCCATAAAAGTGATGCCTAAGAATACACAGATAACAGCGTAAATAATCATTCCTTGTGACATAGCGTTTCTCCTTTGTGTGTTGCTATACATATAATATAGCATTAGACTCGTGAGAATACAACCTAGCAAAAGTAGGCTTTTAGTTATAAAAAGTAGGGGTTATCGTAGAGTTGCTTGCATACTCATACCACGTTGCTGACCGTTTAGGTATAGTACTCCTAAGGTAAACTTATCAACTGCTACACTCAAATCGCTAAAGTGTAATGTGGTAATATTGCCGCCACCGGCTTTCATAAGTAGCATACTTGTAAAGTCTTGCTTTACTTTATAACTTGCAAATACAATCGGTGCAATATCTTGTTTTGTATAGGTTGGATATTTTTTGGCAACATCTGCAATCATTCTAGGATCTGCATTAGGATATGCTATTTCTAATAACTGTTGAAATATTCGTCTTTGTTCACCTATCATAATAGGTGCAGTTTCACTGCCTTGAGCACCAATAGCTGTTGATTGTGATTTTAAGTATTGCGGATCTTGTAATACATCTACAATCCAAGGTAAAGTTGCTTTAAACATCGTTACACTCTTTGGTATTTTCTTAGGATCTAACTTACTATCTGCCATACGTGCATATGTGTCTAGTGGATAGTCGTTCATTGCTGTCCAACGTCCACCACCGCCTTTACCAGTAGATGTTTTAACTTCAATTAAGTCATCACCGTATTTTAAATCATAACTTGCTCTTGGGTCTGTACCAGCTGTAATCTTTCTGTGGAAACAAGCAATAGCAAGTTCGCCCGGGCCTGCTTCACCAGCATTTTTACCAATTAGTCCAGGATCGTTAATCATAGCTTTAAACATTGTTTGTGCTGTTGTGCTACCTTGAAACCAACTGTCCATTGATTGTGCTGTTCCTGAGTTATCAAATATCTTTTCAGGAATGATCATATTTGTTGTAGCAAACTCTTTTAGGAAAGCCATTTTATCTGCTGTAGGTATTTCAAGCTCGATGATCATTGTCGCTAGTCTGTTAATAAACTTCTCTGCGTCACTGTCTCTTTTGAAGTATGCGTTTGATATTCTAGTAATACCACCTTTACGTAAGATAGCTTCTACTCTGTGTAAAATAGCAGGATCAGCTACTTTCATTACTCTGTCAGCAATTTGTTTTTGTAAGTCGTCTACTTCAGCTGGATCAACACTATCTGCACCAACTTCTACATTACCCATCTGTGTAGCGGCGATTTCATCACCTGGTGCTTCGACTATTTTAAAATCACTGTAACGCATTTAATTACTCCTGTTAAAGTATTTATGCGAGTTTAGGGAATAACATATCGGTGCAGAAACGATCTACATCGGCTTCGTCAAGTCCTAGACTCTTCATAACATTAGGAGTATGCGGATTTTGTTGCTGGTTATGACAATAGTAGTCTTGTGCAGGTGCAACAATATCAGGATTGCCTTCGCCTTTGCTTGCTCCAACTTCGTCAAAGTATGCACGTAGGTTAGTAGTTGCTATGCGAATAATTTCATCTGCCTCTTCGTCTGTCTTTACATTTCCTGCAGCAAGCATTTTATCTGTAAAGATGTTAGTTGCCCATTCTGGTAACTTACGTTGCTTCTCTGGAACAAAATGTTCTACACTTTCTCTGTAGCCATCAATCATAGGATGCTTTGGATCACTACTTGCTGAGAAGTCGTGGAACGCACCTGTCATTTTAGTCTTACCTGATATAACATCAAACCCATAAATTGGTGCAGGGTTATCAAGTGTTGGAAATATACATACGTGCATCATCCACAAGCCCTTAGACTCTCGTGCATCAACTACATCAATATGAGCTCTTCGTACATTATCATTAGCCCATACGCGGTTAATCCAACCACCATCGGGGCGGTTAAAATAATCCAGTCCGGGTTCATTAATTTCTGTAGCTTGTTCGTTAAAGATTGAAATAATCTCATTTTGACAATCAATCAGTTTGTTCCAAATAGTGCTCAATGTCTAACTCCATTAGTTCTTTAAATAAATTTGCAGCTGATTCAAATACATACTTTGCTTCGTCTGCCATATCATCGTGAGTAGCGTTTCTAATTGCATCTTTGATTGCTTGAACATCACCTTCAAACTGATACATACGTCCTTCGCCTGGGACTTTCTTTCTAATCATTTGTCCACCACTTAGATCGCCCATATGTAGTGTATAAATGTGTGCCATAATCTTATCACGGTCGTGCATAATAGGACGCATATGGTCAATGTATTCGTGTGTGCTAGGAACAATTGGCGGTGGGTTTTCTTTGTCTTCCCATAGCTCTAAGAAGTCTTGTTCAATAGCCATCTTACGATGGATTGGAAAAGGAATCTCTGCCCAAATACCGTTGACTGCTGCCATTGCTTCTAGTAAATCATATTTCTTATGCTGGTTCCATAGATAGGCTGCATAAAATTGTGGATTAATTTTTCCACTCATTAATACTTTTACAAAGCCTTGACGCTCTGCATTTGTATGTGCTTCTTTAGTTAAATCTTTTAAATTGCTCATTCTTCCTCCAACTTAATTTGCAGTGGAAATCCACGTTCTCTACTTGCTGATACTGCTTCAAGTGAGCGTTGTTCAGCAATCTCATAACTATATATGCCTGCTAGGCCGCTACCTTCGCTATGAATGGCAAGTGTTATTTCTTTTGCAGTTGTTTCTGAATGTTTGAATATTGAAACTAGTACTTCGATCACCCATTCCATAGGAGTTGTTTCGTCATTTAACAGTACAACTTTATACCTCGGCGGTTCTAAGACGATTTCATCAATTTTTTCATCAATTACAATATCTGTTTCAGTCATTAATATCTACTCCTTTATAAATTTGGGGGAGGTATTTCACTCCCCCTAGACAATTACTTGCCTGCTTTGCCTTCAATTGTAAGACCGTCATTGATCTTAATTGTTTTAGGCTTTAGTGCTTCTGGCACTTCACGTACTAGATGTACATTTAGCATACCTAGTTCAAGGCTTGCGTTCGCTACCTTGACGTGGTCAGCAAGTGTAAACTCTCTACGGAAATTACGACCGCCAATACCTTTGTGTAGGTAATTAACATCGTCATCTCCTTTAGGAGCAGTGCCTTCAATTTTCAACTGATCGCCGTCTGATGTGATTGAAAGGTTGTCCATACCAAAGCCGGCAACTGCTAATGAGATCATAAACTCATCTTCGTTGATTTGTGCAATGTTGTATGGGGGATACCCGTTTCCGTTTGGACTGTTTGCGAACTGTGTGTTCATTTGTTCAAATAGTCTATCAAAGCCAATAGTGGCTCTGTGGAAGTTAGGTAGGTCTAGAGTTGTTAGTCTTGTCATATTTTTTCTCCTTAATTAAGCAAGATTAATGTAATGTACCCTTTCGGCGTACACATTTATTTATCATCTAATAATCCATTGGATCCGGAGCGTGAACACTTTCTGGATCAAAAGGCTTATTGCCCTCATCCAAAGGTGCTACATATGTAATGCTACAATCTGATGTAATCAGCAATCCAGCAATACTCGCCGCGTTTTGCAATGCAGTCTTAGTGACTTTAACCGGATCAATAATGCCCATTTGCATCATATCACCGTATTCTCCAGTAGCGGCATTATAACCATAATTATCACTACCTTCGAGAATTTTGTTAACAACAACATCAGGTGAGTCACCTGCGTTAGTTACAATTTGTCTAATAGGAGACTCAAGTGCTTTCGCTAAAATTTTAACTCCTGCTGTTTGATCGATGTGATCTAATTCAAGACCATCTAATACAGACTTTGCTCTTATTAGTGCTACTCCGCCGCCAGCAACAATACCGTCACCAATAGCTGCTCTAGTTGCATTTAATGCATCGTCATATCTATCTTTCTTTTCGCTAATTTCTATTTCAGTTGCGCCGCCTACTTTAATAACAGCAACACCACCTGTAAGTTTAGCTAAACGGTTACGTAGTTTGTCACCGTTGTAATCGTTAGAAGCTGTTTCTAATTGTTTTCTAATTGCTGATACACGTTCTTCAATTACTTCTGGATCACCTCTACCACCAATAAAGGTTGTAGTTAGCGAATCAACTTCAATTCGTTCACAACTACCTAATTGGTCTAGTGTAACTGTTTCTAAATCTCTATTAAGTTCTTTAGAAAATACTGTTCCGCCTGTAAGCGTTGCAATGTCTTCTAGTGCAGGAAGTCTACGATCTGCAAAACTAGGTGCAGTTACTGGGCAACATTTTAATGAACCATTCTGATGATTCATTAATAGCGTTTGCATAGCGGCTTCTTCAATATCTTCTGCAACAAACAAAATAGGCTTACGTGTTTTTGAAACTTCGTCTAGTAACGGTACTAAGTCTGCAATGTCTGTAATTGTTTTGTCGTATAGAAATACATAGCAATCTTCTAATACAGTTTTAAGTGCTTCGTGGTCAGTAGAAAAGTAAGCATTCATATAACCACGATCAATCTGTAATCCGGTTACAACTTCTAATTCGTCTTCAAGACCTCTAGCTGTTTCAATTGAGATAGCACCTTCTTTGCCTACAGTTTGTAATCCGTTAGCAATGTTAATACCAATAGACGCATCTGAGTTAGCTGATAATGTTGCTACCTGCATTATTTCTTCTGGTGTAGAACACGTTGAAGATAGAGAACCTAATTTATCGATTACTTTAGCAGTAGCATTATCAATTCCTCTTTT